AGAATCTTTAATATCATTAAAATAAGAATCACGATTAAATGTGAAATTTATATAGGGCTGCATGTTTTCCCAGTCTTCCTGGGTAACAATTCCCTTTAAAATTAATTGAACGCGCAAAAGTTGCAAGAACATATTTGAGAACTTGTAGCGCAATCTTTCAATAAATTTATAAAATTTTACTTCATCTCGCGTGATATCTGCTGATCTTCCAAGGTTAAACCCACTTTCTCCGACTAAACGAGATGGAGGAATACTTAAAGCGTAATAAAGTTTCTTTTTGAAGTAATCAACATCTGTAAGTTCACCTAGATTCTGGCCACCATCCAAAGTAGAAATTTCGGTTCCCTTTCCACCCTCACGACGAGGTAGCCAATAATCTTCAAGCATGGCCATTTGATTTCTATCGTCTTTAATTTCTCCGGTGCTTTGATTATAAACAAGTTTATTTCTATACTTGTTCATAAGTTCACGCACATATTGTTCAGCCTTTTGCTTTGGCAGATTACCAACATCGATATAAAATATGCGTCTTTCTGGTGCTCTAGAAACTCTATAAATTACTATTGCATCTTCTAATTGACGCAACATATTAAGTGGTCTAATTGCTTTATGTAAATAACCAATAACTCGTTTGGTATTCATATCTACCATTCCAGAATGTACAAAACAAATTGAATCTGGAGATATCTTAAGACCTGATGTTGGAGTTCCAGTTACAGAATTTTTATCTGTATTTGTATATAAGAAGTATTCTTCTACATCTTTAATTAAAGATAAAGTATTGCCATCTTGTTTGGCATTTTTAGTTTTAATTTTTCTAATTTTTCTTAATTTTGTAGCATCAAGAGGAATTAGCTGTTTTATTCCTTCATATGGCTTTTCACTATCAATTGAAATATAGAAAAATAATTTAGAATCGATGTACCATCTTCTAAAAATTTCAAAACCCCTGTCTTGAAAATCCATTATTTTTAAAATATTATCAAATTCATAATATATTTTACTTTTTATATTATCAGAAAATTCAATTTTTGAGAGATCAAGTTTTATTGGTTTACGGTCAAAACCCATTACAATAGATTCGTTTGTGATTTCATCTATTGCAGTATCAACTTCGGGATATAATGCCATAGCTCTATACTGTGCAATAAGAGCATTGTCATTCTTTTGAGAACCCATGAAGTCCACAAAAGTTCCATATACTCCAGCTCCTTCTGTAACATATGCTCCATCAAATTCTTCTGGAGTTGTAAAATTTTGTAAAGAAGTTAAATCTTCTTTCTTATTTTTTTCTATTTTAAAGCCAAATATATTCCAAGCCATTTATTTCTCCATTATATACCTTGTGTTATTATCAAATAATCATAAACGAATACCACATCAAAAGTAACATATTCATCTACTCTTGACATATTTAGGTCAATTTTATCAACCATCATTGGCCAACAACCCTTTAATGTAATTTCTCTTAATGGGGTATTGGAGCAATTTAAATTTAATTGGCGGATGCGCCAGTTATCCACTTTATAATCAGATGGAAAGTCTTGCAATCCTTTATTAGATTCATGGTTATTGATTGAATTGCTCCATTGATTAAATTCCAACCAATGCTGAGTAGGATTCTGTAAATTATCATCAAGAATAGTTACAGGCCAATTTGTTCCTCCGGGCTGTTCTCCATAAATTCTGTCTCCTGGCAAGAGCAGTTTTCTACCTCTATAATCATATGTGTTCGTTAAAACAGAAACTTGAGGTAAAGATGCTGCGCTAACCAAATACTTATTCCATGAACCGCCGGGGAATGTACCTGATATTTCAAAGCGGTTTTTTCTTGTACCGCCTCTAAACGCATTTTTAAAATCGTAGATTGAATTAGACATTTATTTCCTTATGATTTAAATTACCTGAAAAAGTCATAATTTAATCTTACACCAAAAGTATTATATGTGTTTTCTTTCATATTAAATTCAATTGGAGTAATAGTTGCAGGCCAACACCCATTCAGCTCTATTGTTTTTATTACATTTCCGTTCATATCTAAGTGTTGAACGGTCCAGAATGTTTTAATATCTTTAAATGAATCATCTACACCAAAATTATGAGTGTTGTTTTCGTGATCGTTTATTCTCTTATGCCAGGTATGAAACGATTTCCACAAATTATTACTACCAGTATCGTCTAAAATTAATATGTCCCACGGCAAATATTCTCTATCTCCTGCCAGATTCAATTCTCTTCCTCTAAAAGGAACAGTTACCATACCAAGAATGGATGGGGGTAAGGTGGCCGACAATATGTGAAAAGTGGTCGTAGAAAAAGGAACACCACTAGGCCAAGAACCATTAACTCTAAACCTATTTCTTCTTGTACCGCCTTTAAAATTGTTAATAAAATTCTTTATTGAGGGCATATATTATGTAGTAAAGCTCAATTCCACATAATCTATACTTTGAGATGGTTTAAAATACACATCCACATTTAGTTTTCTATTTTTTTGATCTTCCTCGGAATTATTAGATTCGTCGCATACAACATTATATTGATCTATTCCCGAAGTGGCTTTTATCGACTCTAAAAATATTTCTATCTGCGTTTGAACAGCATCTCTTAAATCTTCATCATTTTGTTCAAACATATATGTAAACATTAAGGATTTTACATTTTTCTTGATATAAGAAAGAAGATTGGTGTAAGAAATACTAGTTTTATTGATATTTGTAGAATTAGTAATACCATTTAAATCACTTAACAAATAATAAAAAGATTTATTATTTGCATCTGGTACTTTCAAAATTGTATTTAACTTCCTACTGTAAGCAATACCAAGATCTGTAGTTGCTACTGATCCATCGGTATTGGATGGAGTTTGGGGTATAATACCTTCAGTCAAAGTTATCTCTTCTACATCTAGTTTAGAGAAAATTTGATTTAGAACTTTTCCTCTTTCGAATCCCGCTGGGGAATACCAAGGGAACAGAGAATACGATCTAAGTAAGGATCCAGCAGCATCAATGGCTAAAGGAACAATTGTGTATGGAGAATTTGTATATGAAGCTTCAGTAGAATCTTCTAAGAGATAATATCTTTTAATTCTTTTAATTCCAATCACAGAAAAACTTAAATAATCAAAATTAGAATCACTTCCCAATTCAGATCTGGAATAAAAATCAGTAAAATTTTTAGATATGTCAGTAGTATTTAAAGAAATATATTTTAATTCTATTATATCGTAATTACCAGACTCAAGCATTCTAGAGTTAAAAACTATTGGAATTTCCAATTCTTTAAATACTGTTATTGCAGATGCCGATATGGTTTTTCTTAAAGGATCAAAAATTATAAAACTTGCTTTATTTTCTAAAGAAGCCTGTTTAATTCTATCTGTATTCACAGAATCAGATGCATTTGAACAATTTACCAATATTAAATTAGAATTGTAGTGCAAAAAATCCAAAATAGTATTAATGTAAAAATCTATTTTTCTTGCAGTTATTCCAGCAGATTGATTTGGAAGAAGATCGACAAGATCTTCAAAAGATTCTAATTGAGAATCATTATATTGTGTAAAATCTATATTTTTAATTTTATCAGTAAAATCATTTATATTAGAAATTGTTAAATAATTTTCAACATCAATAGAATTAAAAAATGCACTAAAATCATATATTGGAAATATGACATTTATGTTTTTTTTAACTTCTATTTGCTTTAATTGAAAAACTATAGACATTATGATTGATTTATTGTAAATCTAAAGCTAATTTGATTTATTGAATAAACTGGCTTAAATGATAAATCTACTATAAATTGTCTGTTGGCAATAGTAGTAGCTGTGTTATTAGAATCATCACAGACTAAACTATAAGATGATATACCACGACTAGTTTTAATAAATTCCATTATAGCAGATCCAGAAGTGACAAATCGCTCTCTTGTTTCGCTATCGTTTAATTCAAAAAGAACTGAATCTAATAATGGTTTAAATGAATTCTTAATATAAACTATTAGTCTAGAAACACCTATTTGTTTTTTGTCCGTATCGGTTTTTTCTGCTGTTCTATCGCCTACCAAAAAAGCACCATCACTTGCAACTAGTTGAGAGAATGGATTGGTATTTACATCATCAATAAGAGTAGATATATCGGTATCTGTTAACGAGGGGGTTATAGTAACATAACTGTTTATTTTTCCTCTATTTATTCCAGCAGGAGCATACCAGGGCTGGAATAATGTATCTGTTCTTGCTAGGCATCCAGCCGCATCAGATGTCAATAGAATGCTTATGGGTGCTGTTTCTCCACCATAAAGTCTATTTCTGGTTTTTCTTCCGAAAACACTAAAAAACAGATCTTCATAGGAAGTAATTCCTGATATTCCTGTAATTCCGGTAAAAGAACATAGTGTAAGGGCCGAAGGATATGTTCCGGTACTTCCGTTGTGGTATTCAAACGAAGAGCCAATTATCCCTACACAATTTTGTCTCATTGCCACTAATCTAATAACATCATCAAATTTTGTTGTATTTTCGCAGAAAATGCTATCAAGTTCTAGATCATTTCTATTCAAAGCTGATGCACCTGTAGCAGCGATTAAAATACCACCATACTGAAGATAATTTAATGCTGAATGAAGTTCTCTGTCTAGTGTTGACCCTCCAGTAAAACCAAAATTGGATCCTGCAAATCCTGAAGAAGATCCAGATAAGACAGATGAATTGAATAAAGATATTAATTCTTGTGGATTATTGAATATTTTGTATGAAGGAGTGGGAGACTCACTCTCTACTATTTTTTGATAAAAGGAACCTCCGCAGAGGAAAGCCGAAATATGTGTTGAAGCTTGTTCTGATATTATATTAGCAATATTTGATGAATTTTCGCTGATATTGATTTGTGGCATGTATTATTCCTCTGTTGACCATATTACACCATCATTTATCATATTGTCTTCATTTACATCCGGCCCTACGAAAAATGTGGTATTTTCTTCTTCCTCTTCTGGTTTATTTATGATTTTTTTCTGTTGTAGCTCAATAATCTCTTCAAAGTAGCCCTGACGAGTTAGCCATCCAAAAAGAACAAGACACATAACCAAATCGTCTGTATAGCCGTCATCCGCACAATAAGTCTGATGTTTTGAAACAAATGTCATCAATTCCTGAATGATATCAAAATCTCTGACCAAAAGTCTGTCTTGCTCAATTAAGTTCTTTAGAACCGCACAACCAAGTTTTTTGACCGCAGAGCTGGTTCTTACGCCTCTTTGTTTTGTTCCGCGCCCGAATCCCAAGGTTACTTTTTGTCCTGCACGGCCCATCATCTGAGTCTGAATGATATTTTCATACTCATAATCTTCGTGCATGGCATCGGCAATCTGACCGCCGATGTCGTTGACTTCGATGAGTAAGTGCGCGTTATTATATTTTATTGCCAGATTGTAAAGTTCCGGCGGAACATCAAATGGGGATATGAGATTATTTCTATACCTGGCCACGACCTTATTAGGTTTTTCGGTAGAATCTATAACCACCATAGCCGTATAGTCTCTTCCTTGACCTCTGGCAATATCAACCATAATAAAGTAAGCATGATCCTCTACTGGCTCGTCGTAGATGTAAAGACCTCCTGGCTCCTTTGCCAGAGGTTTATCAAACTGAAGCAAATTTAATTTGCTAGCACTGATTAGGGTATTTGACGAACCAAGGAACGAACATTCAAACTCCTGCTCAAACTGTTGTTCGCTGGTCTGGGCAATCATCTGCTGTTTCCACTGCTCGTCGCGTAGAGGCCCACCAGCGTACTTAGGAACCTGTCTCCAGGATACCTCTATGGGTATGTACTCGTTCTTGCCCTCCTCGCCCTGCT